GCGATAGATTAACCACCACAGGCGGACATTTGTCTTTCCCCCACGGACACATTTGTGCGCACAACACGGACACAATTTGTGCGTGGCAGGTGGACAGGGTGCGCTTTAACGTGCTAAAGCGGAGCCATATTATTTTCTTATGGTGGATATTAGGAAATATAATACCAATGGGCATAAAGATAGACTGCGGATTGCTCCGCAGCCTATTCTCTGTTAGCTGATTGTGCCGAATTCTTTCCATGTGCCGGGATTTCCTGTTGCTATGCATACCCAGCCGATAGGACTACCACTTGCAGGACTGCTGTTATAAACAACTTCGCTCAAAGTGTGATTTCCTTCCGTTGGAGCAGCGTTACCGGCTTCAAAGGCATACAAGGAAACGCCTTTGAGTAGCGACATTTTAGACCTATCAATCACATTTGCCGCAATCAGCACGCTACCCGAGATATTTCCTTGTCCACTGTAAATCAGTGCATCATTGTATCTTACGGCCGTATTTCCAATTACGCAAAGTCCTTTAATGTAGCTTAAATTCATAGCAATTTGCGCTGTTGCACCTTCGTTGTTATTAAGATAGCAATTTCTAACTGACAACCCCTCGGTATGTGCACTGTCGCTACCCTCGCAGTGAATGCACTCGCCGTTCATCCACTCGAAATAACAGGTATCAACGTCAATGTTGTAGCGCACACTATTCACGGGGTTAATGGTAATACCGCGCTGACCTTCAAAGTTACATTTTACAAACTTAATGGTTGCGCCGCCGTACAGAATGACAACATTGGAGTTTGTCTTTGTGTTATCCAAAGGCAAAGCAAAATCACACGAATCAAACAGCCAGCTATTAGCCTGTTCAAGCAGTCTGACATTGGAAGGATCTGCGGCATCATTTTGTACGAACACGCAATTTCTGACTGTAAAAGTCCATGCGTGATCTGCAATGATAGAACTTGTGAAACGTCTGAAAATAATATCAGACAATACCCATTTCTGTGCATATTTGAAATTCATGCACACGCCCTCGGCGTTTACGTTAAAGAGTGTCAGGTTTCTGATATATGATTCTTGAATTGTTGTATTGTCCGGCATTACAAAATCGAACAGCGTGTTAGTTTCTGATCTAAGAATAGTTGCGTAGATATTCTCACCGAACATTTGAAGTCTGCGTGCTTTGGTTGTATCTAAATGCAAACTCGCCGTGATTCTGTATTCGCCGTTCGGCACATAGATAGGCGTTTTATTTGTCTGAAATTTTTCAATCGCCGCCTGAAAAGCCGCTGTATCATCATGAACCGCATCGCCAACAGCGCCAAAATCTCGCACATTGATTACATGAATAGTGCCGCTACCTATTTTAGCCTCAAGAGCCGCATCTGCTTCTTCTCTGGCCGTTGTTTCTGTGGCAATCTTTGTATCCAGCGCCTTGTCCCCGTTCTCTCTGGCCGTGATCTCGTCCTGCAACTCGCTGGAAATGGTATTCACTTCATTTGCGATACTATCGCCCAGCGCAACAAATAGATCATGTACGTTGGTTTTCTTACAGTTGGATCCATCAACATACATGTCACCGGCTACGATATTTTTTGTAATAAGCAGCAGATCATTTTCCAACCACACCCAGTCACCGGCCTTGTGGTCAATGCTGGCCGTGGTGCTGTGCTGCTCGTCATACGGAGTGATCGCAGATCTCACGCTATCCCATAGCGCGGAGAAGTTTCCGATTTTCGTCCAGTATTCTTCACGATCCAGAGACACGCCAGCCGGAACAGGCTGCACGCTCAAGTATGCATTGCCGCTGCTATCCAAAACAACGGTGTTCGTTTCATACTGGCTTGTGATATCCCAAATGATAGGATTGGCATACTTTACAGAGTTGATCGCCACAAAGTTCGTGATCTCCGTCTCAAGCTCTTTCAGCTCATGAAGGATCCAGTCGAGATTTAGTTCATGGAAATTCGCATAGGGAAAGTTTTCAAATAAACCCATATATACCTCCTTAATAGACTTGTAGACAGAACCGGTTTTTGAAGCTCGTTATAATCACATCAATGATATTATACAGTGCAACATCTCTTTCCGCTTCAATCATCTGTTGTGAAGTAGTCACGCCAATGTTACCATGCGCACGGCCTTTCCGCAACAGGTTTCTATTTCCGGTTTCGTCCGTGGTATTCTCTGCTGACGTTTTAACCGCCACGGTGCCAACGTCCTTTTGTTCACTCTCGTTCTTCTCGTTCTGCGTGTTGTTGTCTCGCTCTGTGGGTGTGAAGTCGGTTTCATTGTAGGCGCTCACATACTTCTGATCGTTGATAACGCCGTCCATGTTACTCTTTTTTGTACTCGTGCCGTCCGTGTCTGTCCGGCTGGTTCCGGTTGCATCGGCTTCCGTGTTTTTCTTCGTGGCCTCTGCTTCCGTCCATTCTTCCATGCGGTCATAGTTTTCGATTGGGTTATAGTCCAACTGCGTAGTTTTATAGAGCCGCGTCCAGATCGGAAGCTCTTTAGCGCTCCACCTGCCAATCATGGCCTGCATGAAAACCGCATCCGGATAGATCACTTCCAGTTCCGCAGTTTCCGCAAGCAGGTTGTCTTTGACAAGCTCCGCGTCCAGCCCATCCGGGAGAGCCAGCTCACCCAAAATACCGGGGTTAATCCTCGACAGACCCAGCAGGCTTACTGTTGCTGACATTGTTAACACCTCCTTCATAAGCGTCAGGGAAACGCCATTCAACAGAAAGATCAAGACCAAACATATCATTGGTTGCTTTGATAGATTCTTGAAGTTCTTCCAGCCACATAGCGCATTTGCTCTGTGTCTCGATGTTGTTGGCGTTCACTTCGTCAGTCACCAGCCGCTCACGCTTGTCCGTGTTGGCGTTGGGAATGCCAATATCCGTGTCAAACATTGCTTCAATTTTCCGCATGTCACTGAGAATGTCGGAACTGATATAGACGTTCTTCAGATTCTGCTCGAACGCTTCCCACGCTTTGCTTCCATCATCCCGGAACAGGTTCTTGTCAATCACCGTGCAGACTTCGCCTGACGCTACACGGTCATACATCTTTTTGAAGCTCTCTGCGGCGGTCTTGTTACCGGCCGCAAAAACATATGACAAATGCGTGTTCATCAGGTTCATGCCGACAGATTCCGCGCACAAGGCCAGCATATCCGCGTAGTAACCGACAATATCCATAAGGCCGCCATAATCCGGCTGCAAACGGATGATCGTGCACTGACTTCCGATGCGCGGTTCTTTAATGCCACGCAACAGGGGATTTGTAATAATGGCGTTTGTCGGCTGATAAAAAACATTGTAGCCGGTCAGCGTGCAGCCCTGCGGAATAACGCCGAACTTGTTTGTATTGACCACTGCGAGATAGCCCCAGCAGTACAGCACATAAAGGAAATAGTTCTTACTCCAATGCTCCGGCAACTTCCACTTGAAAAGTGACATAGCCTTTTGAAGCAGGTAGCGCTGGAAGTACTGCGAAAGTGCTGTGTTTCTGCAATGGACGGTGGACGGACTGATAGCAGCGTTGGCGGCGTTGATATAGTCGTAGCAGGCCGGAATGCCGTTACCAATCATACAATCATCTCCTTTCTTTGAGTTTGAATAGCAGCCAGATAGGGATTTGCTTCACGGGTGGATGTCCTGCAAGATATTCATACCAGTATTCAGCCTGTCGGCTTCTCGCCGGCTGTGGCTTCACCGTTGGCCGCTCATAATTATAAAGGAATGCCTGCGCGAGATATGCAGGCGGCTTGTCAGATTGCGAAAACTCACGGAACGTCATAGGGTAAAGGCTGGTGCTAATCCATTGCAGATGATTTTCAAGCTCGTAAATGATCCGCGCCATTTCCTTCTGGCCGTTGTCTTGCCATCCATCCCCGGCCCAGTTTGAATATTTCGTGTACGGTGTCCACTGCACAAGGCCGTAGCCGCCTGCGAACGGATCCAGATTTTCCCAGATTCCCGGATTCAGTGTGCTTTCCGTCTGCATGTTGCCGAACATGGCCGCGATAGCGTTTACCGTCCAGCCCTGATCCGTGAAGAATGCATACATAATATCAGCGTTGTTCTGCATTTCCGTCATAGACAGATAGCGGTTTCCAGTGATCCACGGCATAGAAGCTCACCTCATTCATAGAAATAGCCGGATGCAAGATAGCTTTTGACCATTCTGTTTTCTTCGCTCGTTCCGGATAGTGAGAGATCCGGATCTGCAATCACCTGATAACCGGGCAGCGTGGACAGCTTCACCTTTTTACAATAGGGCCGTCCGCGATCCTCGTTATCATCAGAGACCACCGGAAGAAATTTAGCGTACAGCGTGGGCGCGCTGGTGAAGTTGGCAATAGTGCCATTGCTTCCGCTGGTGGCGAACTCTGGCATAGATGCGTTAACCATATCGCCGATCATGTTCGCGCCGGCTGTGATCGCTCCAACAGGATTAAACCAGTTTTTAGCAACGTTCGCCGCTCCATTCACGGCGGTCAAAGCCATATTTAAATAGTTCTGGCCGATCTGCGCGATCTGAACCGGCACACCGTACTGGCCGCGCCGGACAGCAATCGCATAGTCTTTCAGTCCGGCTTTGAGATACATATCAGCAATGCCCGTTGTGTAGTCCACTGTGTAAGTCATGCTCAGCGCTTCTTCATTGATAATCGCTGTGGTGTCAATCGGAATGACCCCCCACACGCGGCTGTCAAACGTGTACTGTGAGAATGGCGCGGCGTTGAGATACTTCCCTCGTGTAGCGGATTGCGGATGCTTCGGAATTGTGATGATAGCTGCAGACGGAAGCACACCAGCTGTTTTTAGCTTCGCTGCGTTTACCGGCACATTCCACCAGCCGAATGGGATAGAAGTTACCGCTGTACCAGCCGGGGCATTATCCGGATACCACATCACGCTGGTGATATACTGCATGGGATTAAACAGGACTTTGAGAAGATCCGCGGAGATCTCTATATTTTCACCCGTCCACGAAACATCACCCAACAAATAGGCCATGAATGACCGGAACTGCACCTCGCTGAAAACGTAGTAAGCAACAGCGCCGATAGCGTCAGCGCTATTATTTACAATTCCGACAACATAGGAACCGCCAGAGATCGCCGTTACCGTGGGCCATGTAGACGCTGCTTCAGCGCTCAATGTAACATCGCCCTTTGCCGGGTAAAGTCCGTCAATCACGCTGCCGTCAGACGCAAAGGCGCTGCGCGTCACGTATTGAAAACTCTCCCCGATGCTGTTCTTCCAGCTGGCCAGAACGTCAACCTCCAAGTGCGCCGTCCACAAGTGACCATTGCCAACCGTCCAATCCCTGATAAAATAATAGCGGTTTCCCAGATCGGAAATATACGCATAATTATAATAAGAGGGATTTCCCTTTAGGCCAAAGTCAAAAGTAATTTCCGGCCTTAACAGGCTTGTAGGCATCTTCAAGACGGCGTTGTGCGTTCTCTGCGTCACGGTGCTGTCCGGTCTTTTTGTGCTGTTCTCACGCTTCTTGAACTCGTACAGCGTTACACTAAGCATAATTGACCTCCTTTAAAATAGGGGCAGGACACGAGGAAAGTGTCCCACCCCTACGTGTGTTAATCCAGCAACAGCAGAACGCCCTTTTCCGTCATATCCATAAAGGCCCGGAAATTAACGTGGTCATAGGTGTTCCAGTAGCCGCCCTTGGCGTTGAACGGCGTGACTGCCGCCCAGTTGTTAACCTGCGCATAGCCCAGCGCTTCTTCGTCAAAGATAACGCCGAAAATGCCGGCCTGCTCCACTGCTTCACCGGTCTTTGCCGTGCCGTTGGTGTCGGTATAGACGGGTGTCACGTTAATGCTGTCCGGCGTTTCAATGGACTGCCAGAAGTTCACGCCCTCATAGTCCGTATACCGCAGATAGTTGTCGTGGAAGCTGTTAGCCTTGACCATCGCATCAAACTGATCCATAGCCTTGGCATACAGATACACCTTCTGCCGATTCGCAGGGGTGTGCCGCATAACGTGCTTTTCGTTGACCACCGTCTGATACATCTCGCTCCGCTCGGTCATCATGCGAGAAATGGTTGCGATCCTTGCGTAAGTCCACTGCATGAAGCTGGTGAAGTTCTCCGGCTGGTAAACGCTCTGCGCAGTCAGTGCAAGGCCGGTTTCCGCATTGTACTCTCTCAACAGGTGCACGATTCTCGTATTCTGATTCTCGGAAAGAATGGAAGCAATGTAGTTCGCCAACTGGCCGCGCGCGATATTCTCCCGGTACTGTTCCAGCTTGTCGGCGCGGTTGCCGGTAATCATGGAATTGAACCGCATGAATTCTTCCGCGCTGGTAAAGGCCACGTCCATGTTATCCTTAAAAATAGTATAGCTATTCTCGTAGACGCTCTGTCCGTAGAAATTCACCTGCAAAATATCAGGCTTGTTCAATCCGTACATGTCCACGCTCTGACCCTCGCCCAGCGCGTTGGGCGCTTTGGCTGCATCATAGGCTGCGGGCCACGTGAACCGGGCATCGTCCTCAATGGGCTTATCTGCAATGGAAAGCTTCCGGACTGCATTACCCCAACGTTCCATGGACATTTCCAAACCGGAAAACTTACGGGTGTAAGGCCGAATGCTGAAAATGGTTCTACCCCACATCTGAGACAGTGCGTTGATAATGGGATCATAGCCGGTTTTCAGCGCAGTCTGGGCCACGCTGACGAATTCGCCGGGCGTGGTTGCGGCAATAACGCTCTGACCGGTTGCCTGCTTGACGATATTCTGCAAGATCGTTCCGGCCTGAAATACCGTCATATCATTTACGTTTGCCATATTTTACTTTTCTCCTTTCGGTGCCGGGTTGATGATCTCGGCAAGAATTTCTTCGGGTGTCTGAACCTTGGGCTGGTTCACGTTCATAATGTTGCTGCCCTGCACAAGCCCGGTCAACTTCTGCAACTCTGCAAGAACGGGATCAACCGGGGCAGGGGCAGGCTGAGGAACGGGGGCAGGAGCAGGAGCAGGAGCAGGAGCAGGCTGAGGAACGGGGGCAGGTGCAGGCTGCGGAACGGGGGCAGGTGCAGGCTGCGGAACAGGGGCAGGATTGTTAATCATGGAAAGACCTGCAATCTGCTGAGCGGTAAACCCAGCTTTCGCAAGGGTCAGGATTTCGTCAGGCTTAAACATTTATTTTCTTCCTTTCTTTAAATAAATTAGAATGACGTGTGCAACGTTGCGGCTGGAACACACCTGCCGGCGCTCGTGGTCAAGGTAGACCTGAGAACTGCCGCCACAGTCAAGCATAACAGCATCTTGCCAACCGTAGCTTTGAAGTAGCTGTGCAAGCTGTTCCGGCGTTTTCCTTGCTCGTGATCCGTCCTTAGAAGCATAAAGACACAAACGCTTCTGACCGTTAACATACTTAGTGCCGATAGCAGTTCTTCCACGCCTGCCGCCCTGTGCAACGTTGTAGATTGGCTTCTTGATTGCTTTCCCATCCATCAGGATATGACTGCAAGCAATGTAATTTTCCCATGCTTGATTGGGGACTAAATCAAAGTGAAAACTATTTGCGTTGTAGTTGTCCCAGAGATAGCCACGATACAGATATTTCCCATGGTACAGCGTTACACCGTTCCGGCGTAGAGGGCAAACCGGGTTGCCATTCATCATATTATATAAGGTTCCGTTGATTGCGTAGTCTGCGCCGGTTTCGCTGATAATGGCAGATAGAGATTTCCGCTTTCGTGTTCGTGGGTTTGGTTTGTTCAGGTAAATTTCAATTCTTTCAATGTCATCCAATGGAATTGAAACTGCTACCTCATTCTCTTTCTTCGCTGACATGGCCGACACGCTCCTTCAACAGCGACACGACCTCTTTGAGATCTCGCAGTGCTTCGGTGTTCTCCTTGACTACTTCCGTCCAGCGCTCACTTTCTGCCGCGTGGCTTTCGCGCTCCTTGTTCTGCATCCAGAACATGACACCCACGCAAACGATCGGAAATCCCAGATTGCTTACAAGCTGACTAATAGTAGAAACGTCCATATACATTCCTTCTGCCGGATATTATAATAATGAGCAAGGGCATCATGCGTTAGTCAGACGCGTGCACCAGCTTCCGGCTGTGACTTTGTGCAACCCTTGCTCTGATATAAGAGTAGCTTATCTCAAATACTTTGTCAAGTAATGTTCCGCTAAGTATTCTTCAAAAGTTACCTTATTTTTCATGTACGCATCCCACAGCCAGCCATACATACGCTTGAAGCGCTGTATGTCTGCTTCACTGTCAGTGTAGCACGGCGGACTGCCGGACTTGTGCAAGGAAACGTAATAGGTGCCGTCTGACTTGTGCCGATACACGCAGATTTTAGAGATTGCGCAAATAGGAATAAATTCCTTAATAGGTCTGCTCCGAATGTTTCCGAAATCGTTAAATGAAAATTTGTTATCCAGTGCCATTTCAGAAAAGCGTGTGCCCTCCGTAGCCTTATAAAGCACGGTGTTCCGCTTTTCGTCTGAAATGGGAGAGTGTTGAAGCATATAAAGACATATACCTCGCTTGTCATCTTGATAGACTTCTTTGCCCTTGGCTAACATCTCATTTGCTCGTTTGACCAGATTGAAACCTACAAACACCGGGTTTGCTACATCGTTAGCGTTGGCGAGACAGAGAAGCTGCACGGGCTTCCGTCCTTGCAGCTCTCTGTTACGGTTCACTGTCTCGTAGCAGTTCATAAGCGCTTCAAACTCGTTTTTAATTGGGCGCTCGTGGCGTTCCGGTATAAATTCGTCAAAAATCATCAAGTCAACGTCTGACGCATCAAACCCTCGAATATTCGAAAACGTTGATAAAGCGGCTGAATATCCCAATGGCTTACCCTGCTGTATCTGCTTGCCGTCCTCGTCTACCTTATAAAAATAAAAGGCGCTGTTGTACTTCGTGACCGGCGAGGACGTTATTAAGAGGTTTTGATCCTCACATATTCGCTTGAATGGGGAAAACTCCGGTTTTGTAATAATGTCGGCCTGTGCCTGTGTTCGCCGGATCAACAAGAAAGTTCTTGGGACTTGGATAGATTCTAACAGACTGCCGTAAGTTTTGCCTGTGGCTCGCCCTCCAACCGCAAAGTTGAAGGGCAAGCCACGCTCAAGCAATCCGTGAACATCTAAATAGCCGCTATCAAGATATATGCGGCTCATGGGTTACACCAAAGTGCAGGTAATGAAATCGCGGCCCGCCTTGCTCTGGCCGCTGATAACTTCGATGGTGTAATCATCGCCGTCCATCAGATCCGCGATGTTCATGAAATCGCGCTTGAAGGTGTCGCTGTTAGTAGCGCAGACGCCGCCGTCCTTGTCCATGACAGACAGCACCTCGACTTCCTTTCCGTCCTTGTTCACGTCCTTGTACAAGCAGTACGCGACCACATCGATCTGAACGCCGATGTAGTCCTTCATCTTCTTGATAGCCGGGTCAAGGGTCAGCTTGTAGCTTTCACGCTTGGTCAGTTCCTTGTTGCTCTTAATGATAGTAGCCATAGTGATAATCTCCTTTAAAATTAAATGTTATTCGTATTCGTAACGAATTTCGGTTAGCAGCCGCTTATAATCAGCGGCGAGGCCCAATGTGCTGTGACGGAGACGGAGAGAGACATTAGATGTTATTCTAAGGGCGCGGCCCTCGGCCTGATACTCGCGGTACTCACCAACCGGCATATCATTATAGACTGCTTCCAGTCCGCCGGCTTCTTCAAAGGTGAAGCCCTCGTGAAATGCCGTGATACCTCCGTGTGCTTCAAGTTCTTCACCCCCTTTCTTTTTTGAAACTCCGGCAATGGTGCAGATCAGTTTACTGTCAGGTGTTTCGCGGTAAACGTATTTCTTCGCGCCCATCGTGCGAAACTCACACATATCATGTTCTTGCTCGTAAACACCCATGTAGTGAGTTTCGCCGCTGGGATCGGTGGCAAACGCTCCACTTTTCCGACTGTCTTTCACTCGTGCATTGTTGAATTTCTTCAAGTCGATCTCGCCTAAATACTTCACGCTGTCTGTGTCGCAGTAAACAAACTGCGGCGCGTTGGGATCATCTGGATCTCCATGGGCAAGCTGTATGCCTTCTTCCAGCCGGTAGCGTGCCCATGCCGTCACCCACACACCCCAATGATAAGCAAGAAATGCTTTCCTATTATGCGCAAGCAGCAGCCCTGCTTCATCCTCGTTCTGTTCCTCGAACATGTTGTTAATGAATAGGATGGACTGCTTTACCGGATCTTGTGCGCACATTCCATATAGGGAATTCAGCTTGTTCTTAGATTTCAGGTAAAGCAGCTCTTGCCCTTCTACGTTTTTCAGCTCTGTTTTATAGTGGTAGTATTGGCAGATCGTTTTTATGAGCGGCTTCGGCAAATAGCCATATCGCGCACACGCCACGTCAAAGAATTTGATATCAGTCCAGTCATACTCAGAAATCAAAATCTTGAGATCAATGTCTGTTATGGTGGTTTCTAAGTAGTCAGCGGAAATGATTCTGCCATTGTCCACCAGCGCGTTCTCTGTGTGTCGGCATTTCGATAGGCTCAAATATGGGCATCCCCAATCAATACGCCGCAAATGCGGCCCGGTCAAAGCTACACGCATGATGCAGGCTTTCTCGCGCACACCCAGCATCTTAATGACTTCTTCATAAGGCAGATCGCCCAGCCGGTAAAATTCACTGATTGGAAATTTACAGTTGCACATAACATCAGGGTAGCTGCTGGATCTGTCGGCGCTGTGGACGTTGTGCAGCGTGTAATTGGTATAGTATCGGTTCGCGTGGGTGTTACCGCCCCGGAACGCTTCACGGAGCATCTTGTATATCTCATAGTCTGGCAGCTGTGACTTTACAAAGCTGTATGACACATCTGACATTGCTTTCTTAGCATCACGGCGAACGTAGCCGGTTGACGTCAGAGGGAAAGTATAGATTGTGTCACCGTCATGCTCCATTTCTATCTGGATGGCTTCCACAAGTCCCTGCACGTCATGCACGCAATATGCAAGCTCTGATTCGCTCAGTTCTGTCCATGGGTAACGGATCTTGTCATAGTCGAATGTGCCGGATAGCTTCGCGTGCTGAACACCCATTTTCTTGGTGTATGTATCCAGATTCATGTTGCTGTGGAGATAGGAACAGCGGAACTCGAAACAATCCCACATATCACACTTTAGGACTTTGCGAGATTTTACAGCAAATACATCTTCTTGCCGGAAGAAGTATATACCCTTCAAGAATTGAAATTCATATGATAGGTTATGCACGAATACAGGTAGAAACACGTCACCCAGAACGCTTCTCAGGTGATTCTGGAAATCTAAGAATTCTTCCCACGTCCGGCCTACAACAGTATAATTAGTGCCAAATTGCCATTGCCAGATATACATGAAGGATTGTTCAATGTCTGGAAGTCTGGTTGTCTCAATGTCAAAGGCTGTTATCAGATCCTTGTATTTCCGTCTTTTCTTCGTGCGCTGGTTGCCTGGTTTACGCTTCACCAGAGGAATATCTGCAAGCCATTCATAAGGGAAATCCGCTGCACTGATAATCATAAGAATTCTTTCAGATCCTTGTATAGATCATCGGAGCTTTTCTCAATGACGTTCCGCTCTTTCTTATGTGGCTTGTTCTTTTCATCCTGCCATGCCTCGAAATCGCGTAGTATCTGCGCTGTTTTGTCTTTGCGTTCGGCAGCTTTCTCAAAGGCTTCGCTATTCCTGATTGCCTCGTAAAAATCCAGAGCAACTGTGGATCCATAGCCGCGCATCATACCATCTTTCCACTGCCGGAAAAACTCGCCCAGATCTATATAGTTAGATTCATTTACAAAGGTATAACCGTGCTTGTGGAAAGTCTTGATTGCTTTGTCTCTGGCTCTCTTAATACCTCTCAGCGTGCCGGTTCGCGCGGTCATCATCTTCGCGAGGTCTGCAAGCAGCAACTTCATTTCGTAGAGCTTCAACTCGGAGGATGGCTTATAACGATCCTTATTATAATAGTATGTCTTGCTGGCTCTGCCGATTTCACTTTCTTCAATACGCTTTAAGCGCTTCTGTGCGATTACGCGCAGGCGCTGGTATTCGTGCTTGATGTTTTCGGGTGTCCATACATCTGCGTGCCGGATCGCGTCCAGCGTGTAAAATTCCGGGGTTTCTTTTGGGTCAATCACTTCCCCGGTTTCCGGGTCTGCTATTCGGTAAAACTTCATGCTTTGCTATCTCCTTTCGGAAAAGCTCACGGCACAGGGCAGAAGCGCTCATATCGTTCTGCGCTGCGATCTGTTCAATCTGGTGCTTCATCTCTGCCGTAACGGATAGTGTCATGTGGGTACATTCCCCGTGCTTAAAACGACTTCGCATTGTTCTCTGGTCAGCTCCTTTCTAATAAGATTGATACGGAGATCAGGCTTTCTTTGCTTGGCGATTGCGATACATTTTAGCGCAACGCGCAGATCAGAAAACAGATACGTTGTCTTGGGCAGATACTTGTAATGAACTGTCACCAACCACATATTACTGCTCATAGAGTGATCCTCCTGTATATTCCTCGCCTGTTAGCATTTCATACATTTTCTTTGCAGTACAGTATCTTGCCAAACTACGCCGAAACACCTCGCTATCCCATCCGTCACGGTCAAGCCAATAGCTCACTTTTTCCTCAAGATCATTGATATAACGATTAGCCGTTTCTTTTCGTGAATGGTTATCCATTGTAGAAGCTCCTTTCCAGCAGGCGCGATCCCTGCTCGTTATATTCCCAGATTTCAACATCGTATCCACATCTGTGGAAACGAATGAAGCGTTCAAGGATCCAGCTGTAATCAGATGACCAGCAGCTGCGTTGTTCACCATGCTTAATGTAGATCAAGCGATATCGCATCTAGTTCACCTCCTTCCAATATAGCGCAATGCTAACTGTGTCATGCGGCGATCATCTTTCATGAGTAGCATTAGCGTATTCAATACTTTCCATTCGCCTTTAGCAATCGCAACTTCTTGATCAACCTCGCCGTATTTGTCACGCTTGCTTGTGTATAGGTCAAAAGAAATGCGTTCCCAATCTTCAACATGCTTCAAAAGTGCTTTATAACGGATTTCATCGTTCATTTAATTATCCTTTCTCCGTTCGGCTGTTGTGTTCTGTGCACTGCTCATTGTTTGATTGTCTATATCTTATCAGAAAAAATACTAAAAGGCAACAACTTTTATCATTAAATATTCTAATACCAACAATAAGAAAATAATATACCTCCGCTTTAGCACGTTAAAGCACACCCTGTCCGCCTGCCACGTACAAAATGTGTCCGTGTTGTACGCACAAATGTGTCCGTGGGGGAAAGACAAATGTCCGCCTGTGGTGGTTAATCTATCGC